AATCCGCTGATTCCATATTGTGTATCAATAAATACATAAATCAATTTATTTTGATTTTGTTTTTCACACTGTTCTAATATACTTGGAAACAATCTTTCTACTTCTGTATTTTGGGCTTCTTTACATTTCTTTAACTCTTTAACATACTTTAAAACCTCTTTATTATCATTAGCTAAAAATGCGTTTACAGCACTTTCATTGCAATCCATTCTATTGCTTGCATTCACAAGAGGAGCAATACTATATGAAATACCAGTACTATTAAAATCAAAGCTACCAACAATTTTTTTAATTGCTGGATTTTGTATCTGTTTTAATCCTTGAGACACGATATATCTATTTTCCATAACAGTCATATCCATCATATCTGCAACAATACCACATGCAGCTAGGTCAACTAATTCATCGGCATAATTTGTTAGATACTGCTCATCGAGATATTTGCAGAACTTCCATACTACTCCTGAACCAGACAATTGAGGGTTTGCATATTCTATATTTGATGAAACAAATGTTATGTAATTTTTATATGGAATATTTTCATCAACTGTATGATGATCTAAAACAATCACATCAATGTTGTTTTCTTTTAGAGCCTTATATTGAGATACATCCTTATCTAAACTATCAACTATAATCAATAAATCAAGACACATGTACTTATTTAAATCTTGTTTAATCAATCCATGTGATTTTCCATTGTTGATAAACGTATTTATATGTGGAACATAATTCAACAAGTAGCGAGTGATTTCAGTCCCTGATGTTACCCCATCTAAATCAGTGTCAAAAAGAACACCGATGTTGCTTTCATTGTTGATATGTTTGTTTAATACTTGATATGCTTTATCAATATTTTTTAAATCAGTCAACGGCAACAGATCTTCTTCCGTTGGGTTAAAAAACCTTTTTACATCTTCAATTCTCCTGCTTTCTAAAATTGCATCAACAATTTCTTGCTCGTACATTCCGCAGCAGTTATTTTTTGTTTTATATTTCATCGTTGTGGCTTCCTCCTATTATACGAATTTCATTATTCATAATTCTTATGAATTCTTCTTTGCCTAAATCTGATGGGGATATCTTGTTTTCATAATCCTTATTAAAATAATCCCAATATCCTATTTCAAATTCAGTAAATCTGGAATATGATTGAAACATATCAATATTTCTCATAATATTTTCAAATTCAAATCCAACATCATGCATAAAAATAATTTTTTTAGGATTAGCTTCCAAAATTATACTGATTTGTTTTTTGCTAATAGTGCCACTCCCCAATGCTACACAATTCCTAACACCATATGAATAACACTGGAGCACCGATTTTTCTGCTTCAAATATGTAAAGAACGTCATTTGTAAAATACTTATAATTTTGAGAATATCCGTATAGTGTTTGAGACATGGAACAGGGTACAATATAAAAATATTTTTGCTCTCCATCTTCCACATCCCAATTGCATCTAACTTTTATTCCCACAAGTTGCCCAAGTTGATCTCTAATGGGAATTACGATTCCTTGTGATTCAACATCATACCTTATACCAAAATTACGTTGAGTTTCAAGTGATATATTGTCTTGAAGAAACCGTAAATTCCCATTGAAACAATAGTTTTCTAACAAACTATCATCGTAAACATTAACCTTACTAGACCTTTTTGATTTTATATTCTTGTAGAATCCACCAAATATATTATTATCATCATCGAAAATTTCATAATAATCTGAAATATGTAAAACTGATTTTATGACACTTAAAATGTCTGTAAATTCTACTCTACGCTGTTCTATTATGTATTTAAAAAAATCTTGCTGTAAGTTTCGAGCATAATCATGAACATATAGATATTTATTGCCCTCAAGTTTGATAACAATGGCTTTCTTAGACGAATTTTTATCTCGACCGAATTGAATATATTTATTCCTAACGATCACATTAGAGTAATCAAAATATTCTAATACTTCTTTCAATGCTTGAGGATTTTTTATGAGATTTTCTTTTATCACTTCAAGCATATATCACCTCGTATTTAAACTATACTTCCATGTTTTGGTCGTACTTGCGCTACTTCTCTAAAAATAGAGTGGTTTCCATCAAAAGACAGCAAGTATGCAGCTCCAGTATCACTTGATACCTCACCAGATCTTGTTTTTTCTACAAACACAATTCTATATGTTCCATCTGGGTCTGCATGATATTCTTCTTCGATCCATTTATCATTTACTTTTTTCAATCTAAATGGTTTGCAAAAGAATTTCTTGTTATTAGGGTCTAGTTCTTCAGCATACACCGTTCGCATTAAGAACAGACCCTCCAGAACCTCTTTAATTTGCTTTGAATTTGACAATACAGAACTGTCTAAAAACAATTTTCCTTTTAAGCTCTCTGCAAGCTGAACAGAAGCCAACATAATAAGATTATATTTCTTGCCGAGTTTATCAAGTTCACGACTATCTCTAACCAATGCTAAATCTTGCCGTTGCCCAAACATGTCTTCTTGCGAAATTTTGAATGTATCATACAGTACAGTATCATACCCATATCTGAGCACATTTTCACGAATTTTTTTCTTTGCAATAGCCATATTAGAATCATTAATTTGAATAAACTTCAAATTCCCTTTATAATTGTCTCTCCAATATTGTTGAATGTCGGATAATTGTTCTCTACTAACCTTATCTATGTTCCCAGCTGTAAGCTTTTTCTTAGTCAGCTTAAAATATCTGTTCCTCTTGCCAAGCATCCACACAAGGAATTTAATTTTAAACTTCTTGATGTTTTCCTCATTAGATATAATAAGAATTTTCTTTCCTTTGCTCAATAATGACATAATAATTGTTACAAACCATGTTGATTTGCCAGAACCAGAGAATCCTCCCATCATTGTAAGTGTTCCATGCAATAGCCCACCTGTTTGGCTAGACAAGAATGGAAAGCAGTTTATAGGTTCATTATTTATATCAAATCCTGCTTCATCAAATGGAACACCACTTTCAATACCTTCTTGACAATCTTCGATAAATTGGTCGTCAAAGTCTACTTCTTCTTCGCACAAGACACATGATGATTTTGCCACTTCATATGTAGAAATTCGTGCATCATACCAATCAATGACTTCTTCGTTGGTCATTTTTTTAAACAACGATAATGGAGTTATCTCTTTGTCTTTAATTTTTACTTTCTTTAAAAGATTAAAGCCATCATCATACAAATTTCTAATTGTATTTTCTCTATATAGAATATCAAGGTATATATCAAAGTTTTTATCGTTAATAATGTCAATTTGATGCTGAATTGTTTCCCAGCCGCCAGAAGCATTAAATCTGTCTATTACTGCATCATTTGAATTTGAGAGAATTGTAATTTCATCAAGAGAATAAAATCCCTTTTTACGTAAATCATTTATTAAAGAAAAATAAAATGCTCCATCTGCCGTCAAGAACATATTTTTATCTAATTCAGTGTCGTCTATCAACAGCATGTCTTTAAAAAAGCAACTTATTACATTCCCCTCAACCTCAATGCGTCCCTTTAAAAGCTGCTTTGGATATGTTTCTTCAACACCAGCAAGAAAACTACCTATAACATTTCACCTACCTCTTGTTCTATTTCATCCAATGAGCGTTTCTTTTTAACTGCTTTATATTTAACTTCAGGAATATCCAAAATTACTGGTTTCTCGTGTTTTTTTGTTTCAACTGAATAGTCTGCTAGACTATTCTTCAATATAGCTGTGAAATATCGAATTTGAGCATATTCTGATGAAAAAGACTTATTGATTAAAACACTAGATAAATAATCCATATTCTCCTCAATATAATCAGTGATTTTTATATATCCATAGACCTGTTCTAATTCATTGATTTCTTTAAACAATACAGAGTTTGTAATCTTCCTATTAAAACATTCAAAAATTTTTTCATAAGTATTATCTTTAATCTTTTTGGCACTCTGAATGTCTGCGTATTCATTTTCATTACAATAATACTTGTTGACTTTTCCCATAGTTACTTTATAAGCTGTATTTCTATCAATCATTTTTGAACATGATTGGCATTTAACTTTCATAAAATCCCCTTTCGGGAGTGAGGATGGGATTATCCCATCCTCACTTATATTATTTATCACTTTAAAACATCATAAATCTTTCTTAGTCCATCTTCGTCAACGTCATTAAGTTTCCCGTATGGTTCAATAATTCCTCTTACTGTTTTCTTCATGGCTGCATCTTTGCATTCTTTGAATAACTTTCTAATAATTGGAGCTAGATTATTTGGATATGTATTTGAAATTTCCTCTGCTACATCAGGAGTTGCGTCAATGTCATCTTCCACATTATCTAACGGAGTAT